CCAATGTACTTTTGAGGATTGGTAGGTGTAAAGCGTCCTGAATATGCCATAAATATAGTATGTATATCAATTTTTATAGAAGAAATTAATGGCCATTGTTTCAATTCCAACATCTATTGGCGGCATATCACTACCCGGCGCTTTGGGTAACATTGCGTCTGGTCCTCTTTCCGCTTTATTTGGTGGCAAAGGTGTTCAAACCTATAATTATCCGAGAGATTTGGCTACTGATCCATCAAAATCACATTATGTGACATTCTCAATCAAAGAAATTGTACCAGCTGGATATGTTGCATCAAACAAAAATGGATTGGTAAATACGACCGACCAAACACAACTTAATATTGGAACTGGTGCAAGCAATGCTATTGGTGCACTTGGTACCGCAGCAATAAATTATGTTAAAGCACAATCATTTAAAGGCGAACTTGGCCAAGCAGCACAAAATGCAACAGAAGCAGTAGTCAATACTGTCACTTCAAGTGCAAAGATTTTAGAACAAGCAAATTTAAATATTTCACCACGATTAACAACTCCTGTCGGCATAGTTTCTTTGTACATGCCCGACACATTGGAAGCTAATTATAATTCTAGTTATACTGAGTTATCATTAACTGCTGATACAGGACTATTACAAACTATTAGAGAACTTAATAGTGCAGGACAAGGAATTGCTAAGGTCGTAAATGGTGGTCAAAGTGTAGGAAATTTACTTAGTTCTGATCCAGCAACCATAGATTTGGTAACTAAAGGAGTTTCAAAATTTGTTGGATTAGACATTGGTCAATTGGGTTCCGTTTTACTTAAAGGTCAAGGCTATTCAATTAATCCTCAAATGCAGATGATTTATCAGGGTATAGGATTGAGAGAGTTTAACTTGTCTTTTACTTTTACTCCAAAAACAGCAACAGATTCTGATACCATAGATTCCATTTTATGGTTATTTAAAAATTATTCTTTACCAACCATACAAACCGGTAGTTCAACGTCAACGGATAGTATGTTTTTGACACCACCTGCTCTTTTTAACGTGGATTTTTTAATTAACAATAAAAGTAATAAATATTTGCCAAAATATGGAGACTGTGCTTTATTGGATGTATCTGTAAATTATGCACCAAACGGCTTTGCTGCTTTTGATAATGGTGCTCCAGTACAAACAACGTTAAACTTACACTTCAAAGAGATAGAAGCTCTTGATAGAAGTAAAATTGGCACTCTACAAAACAGAACAGGAACAGGTGTTTTAAGATGATGTACTATTTCAATACATTTCCAAAAGTTCTAACCGTTGATTATAATGGTAATGGTATATTACTTACCAATATTATGAAACGTGTGGAGTTGATGCCTTCTTTAAAAGATAACTCATTAGCCTTTTACTCTTATGATTTACAAGAAGGTGATACACCAGACATTGTTGCTAACAAATATTACGGAAACTCTTATCGTTATTGGTTACCACTATTCTCAAGTCAAATCATAGATCCACAATGGGAATGGCCATTAGATTCTAAATCATTTGACTTATATCTAGCCAATAAGTATTTTGAAGCTGCTGGAAGTCCAATTGATCCTAATACTGGAAAGCCTTCCATACCTTTGATAACAACATACACACAAGGAACTGTTTATCAATATACACAAACAATTGAAACTGTGGATAGTTATTCTTTAAAAAAGACAACAAATACAATTATTATTGATGAACAGACATACAATTTGACTGAAACTGGAACAACCGTTAGAACTTTTCCAGATAACAACACAGTAACGCAAACTGTTTCTGTTAATGCGATTAGTATATATGATTATGAAGTTAATTTGAATGAATCAAAAAGAAATATCAACCTCATTAACTCAATCTACGCAGCTCAAATTGAATCGGAACTTAAATCTTTGATGGGAACTTAATATGGCAGCAACGTTTCCAGGTACACCGGTATCACCTGGTATTAGACAACCCCAAGACGTTTCGTTAGTAAATCTAACATTATTGACACCTACAGGAACTTGGGATATTAAAGATTCATTGACCGAGTTGTCTTACCATGAAGATTTGTTCAACAACACGACTTCTGGTTATGCAATGTTGACCGAATCATCCAATTTTATTGAAACATATCAACTAAATGGTAATGAATTTTTAAGGATGACTTTTAGTACTACTGGCCAACAAGGTACAGAAATTGACAAATTGTTTCGGGTATATAAGGTGGCAAATCGTAGACTTGAAAATACGATGTATACAACGTCTTATGCTTTGTATTTTTGTTCGGAAGAAATGTTGCTGAACGAACAATACAAGATTTCTAAAGCATATCCTAACCAAGAAATATACAAAAATGTAATTGATATACTTTTGCATGAACTTAATGTTGATCCTACAAAAATATCAAATATAGAGGAAACTTATGGTTCTTATGATTTTGTAATTCCGACTATAAAAGCTTTTGATGCTATCAACATGATGGCTGTGTATGCTAGACCTTCAGCTTCAGCTTTAGGTTCAGATATGATTTTTTATGAAGACAAGTATGGATTTAATTTTAGGTCATTACAATCTCTAATGACAAATCCACTTTACCATAGTTATACATACAGTCCAAAAAACGTTGACGCTTCAAATTTAAATATGAATCAGTTTAATGTTTTGACATATGAAATTCTAAACTCTTATGACACTCTTGGTGGCATCAATTCTGGTATTTTTGCTAATCAATTGATTTCGGTAGACATATTAACTAGAACAAAAAAAGTTACCAATTTTGATTATGGTAGTTATGTGAACGATTCAAATTCAACACAATTAAATCCAAATGCAATAATTAATAATTACAAAAATAGAAAAGGTGACCAACTTAATCAAACTCCTCAGGCTATGTTGAAGTTGATATTTTCTAATTTTAATGAAAATGAATCATCGTTTGTTCAACAAAATAGTACAACAGTACCAGCTGTAGCACACAATATCTATGCTGAAACATATATACCGTATAGAACCGCTCAGTTGGCTTTGGCTAATTATACAAGAATCAAGATTTCTGTTCCTGGTGATTCAAATTTGACTGTTGGTACAAGAGTTAACTTTAATTTAAATTCAACAAACGCTTTAAATCAAAGTCCTGATGCGTACTATTCGGGTAATTATTTGGTTACGGCTGTTCGTCATCTTATCACAAAAGTTAATAATTTGACTAGATATATAACCGTACTAGAACTGTGTAAAGATAGTGTACCAACACCTTATGGTTCAATTGATAATTCTTCAACAATATGGCAAAATAGTGCAAAGGGTGTATTTAATTAATGTCTAAAGATGTAAATAATTTTGCTGGATTAAATGGATTTGTCTGGTGGGTCGGCGAAATTCAAAATCGAGCTGATCCATTGGGTCTTGGCCGTTGCCAAGTTCGTATATTTGGATGGCATGGTGATAATATAGAGACTAAAGACTTGCCTTGGGCGCATCCTATGATAGCATTTAATACTTCCAAGACCTTTTCTGTACCATCACTTGGTGATTGGGTAGTGGGTTTCTTTATGGACTCAGGAAATGGCCAGTTTCCAGTTATGATGGGAGTTTTACCTGCAATAAAACAAGGACAATAAATGAGTATAACTATAGCCAGTACACAAGTAAACACAAATAATCCTTTTGGTCCCGTTCTTGAACTTAATGCACCAAAATCATTATATCCTGGAAGTTTGTTGACTACTACTCCTGGATTGGCTTTGGGTAATATTGCTGGAACAGGAATTGAATATTCTAATAGTTTAAGAGTACACGTTTGTGATGTTGTTAATGAGATGAATAAAGACATTGCTGCTTTGAAAACATTTATTACGACTTTCATTTCCAATCTTAGAACTGCAATTGAAGCTTTGTTTGATGGTATATCTTCAAATCCTTTTGTAGAAGAACTTAAACAAAAAGTAGAAACACTAAAAGCAAAGATAAAATTGATAACTACCGCCATTAATGATGCTTTAGATGAAGCAAAAGTAATTACAGAATATGTTGTATTTTTGAGAAATTTGATTATTGAAATTTTAAATGCTCCAGCAGAATTGAAAATACTCCTACAATCTTGTTTAAGTGGTGCTCAGTCACAACTATCAACTTATCAAAATTTTATACCAAACAATAGTGCTATTAATTCTTTGAAAACACTACAAACTTCGGTAACTACATCAGTAGCTGCCGCTTCCACATCAATAACAGCAGCAATTGCTTTAGTAGCAAACACATAAAATGGCATTAGATAGCTCTTTCACAGAACCAAAATCAGACTATAAGGCGGTTTATCCATATAATACCATGACTCAAACTGAGTCTGGCCACTTCTTTGAGTTGGATGATACTCCAGGCGCTGAAAGAGTACGTTTACAACACAGAAAAGGTACATTTACAGAAATTCAAGCTGATGGAACTAGAATTAACAAGGTTTTAGGCCAAAATTACGAAATTTTAATGGATGGTAACAATGTTTACATAAATGGACAATGTAACATTACTGTAAATGGTGCTTGTGTTATACATGTTACCCAAGACGCCGTGATGAAGGTTGATGGTAATTTGACACAACAAGTTTTGGGTGATGTTACTCAATCCATTAACGGAAAAACAAATATAACGTCAAAAGGTGATATTGGACTCAACACACAAGGAGATTTGAATATACATGCCGCAAGTGTTAACATAAATTCCAACTTATTTGTTCGTGGCGACATATCTTCAACACAAAGTGTAAAAGCGGAAGGTAACATTAATGCTGGCCTACAAGGCTTTGCTACATTAGGTTTTGTGACTCCAGGTTGGGTAAGCGCTGGAGCCGTTGGTGGTGTTGCTACTGTTCCTGTTCCAGGTACTATTTCTGGTATTGTTATTACTGACTTGATTCGTTCTATCGAGGCTGATAGGATTATATTTGATGTGTTTGCTACATCACATAAACACTATTCTTATGGAGGCGGTGGACCTACAAGTGGTCCTATACCTGGTCTACCACTTGAGTAAAATTTTCGAAATCCTTGCCGGCCTCCTAAAAAGTCCGGACGGTTACCAAAAGTCCAAAAAACGCATTTACTCCTAGGCTCTATAAATAACGAATGGCAGCATTAAAAAACATATACTCAGATTTGGATTTAACTTTCAATCGTTTACCGGTTACGAATGATGTTGCGTTGAGTTATGACGAACAGGCAGTAACTCGTTCTGTTAGAAATCTACTTTTGACTAATTTTTATGAAAGACCATTTCAACCAGATATTGGTTCAAATTTGAATACTATATTATTTGAACCGGTTAATAATTTAACGGCCGGTTTACTTACAACAGAAATAGAGAATGTTATTAAAAATTTTGAGCCTAGAGCAAAAATTGATAGTATTGTAGTGTCTCCAAATTCGGATCAAAATTCTTTTACTGCTAGAGTATCGTTCTATGTGGGAAATAACACATCACCAACAGCAGTAAATATGTTTCTCCAAAGGTCAAGATAATGTCATCCTCAAATACAAATATTAAAGTATCCGACTTAGATTTCAGTAGTATTAAAACTAATTTTATTAGTTATCTACAACAACAAGACACATTTAAAGACTATAACTTTGATGGTTCTGCTCTTTCTGTTTTACTTGACGTTTTGGCCTACAATACACAATACAATGCTTATTACTTGAACATGGTAGCCAATGAGATGTTTTTGGATTCAGCATTACAAAGAAGTTCGGTTATTTCTCAAGCCAAGGTCTTGGATTATACACCAAAATCAGCAATAGCACCAACTGCCAAAATTAATTTTGTAGCCAACGGTGTAAATACCACAACTTTTACTTTGCCACAGTATACAAACTTTCAATCTGCGGCTATTAATGGCGTCAACTATAATTTTGTAACAACAGATTCTGTTACTGTTCCTGTCATTTCAGGTACTGCCACATTTGAAAATATAGAATTGAAACAGGGTATACCGACAACATATTCTTTTACTGTAAACAGTACTACAAATCCAACATATACATTTGAGTTACCAGATCCTAATATTGATACTACGACACTTAGGATCATTGTTCAACAATCTTCATCAAATACTTACTACGATACTTATTTTCCAGCTTCAAATTATTTGTCTTTGGATGGCAATTCTTTGGTTTATTTCTTACAAGAATCTTTGAATGGTAATTATCAAGTTTATTTTGGTGATGGCATTTTAGGTAAACAATTAAGTGATAATAACGTTATTATTGCTTCATACATTTCAACACAAGGTACATCTTCTGCTGGAGCCAATTCATTTGTTTTGATGAGCAACCTTGGTGGTTTTACTACTTCGTCAATCACTCCTTTACTAGCGGCAACACAAGGTGGTTCTAAAGAATCAATAGATTCCATTAAATATCAGGCACCTAAATCTTATGCAGCACAAAATCGTGCGGTTTCTAAAGAAGATTACATCTCGATATTGCAATCAAATCAATTGGGTATTTCTTTTGATGCTGTAAACGTATGGGGTGGAGAAAGTAATAATCCACCCGTTTATGGCCAAGTTTTTGTTGCTTTG